TTGTTTTTTAATCCATTCATCTTTCCAATTAAATAAAACTCCATTTAATTTTTTCAATGCTTCTAATGGATCTGGAATATTTGTAATATTTTCTTTTAACATAGCGTCTGAAGAATAAAATGCAGTTATATCATCTGTAGCTCTTATTTGTCCAGTAGTGCCTGAAGCAGCAGTGCCCACTCCGAAAGAATCAAATTGCACATCATTTGTAGTTCCAACTCCTAAAGAAGTTCGTGCAGTTGCTCCAGATTCAGCAATAAAAGTAGATCCATTTCCAACTATAAAATTACCATCAGTAGTTGCTAATCCTGCAATTGCTGCAAGTTCAGTATTATAAGCTTGTACATCTGTTCCTACAATTAAACCTGCTAATTGATTTGAGATTTCAACGATGTTAGTTCCATCAGAATAAACTATAGCTGCATTTTTTTCTGTAGTTGCAAATGTAAAACCTGTTCCCGAAACAGTTTTAAATTGTACTGTAAATGCACCTGAAGTTCCATTGATAAGTGTATATGTTTTTTCTATAGAATCTGGAATGGTGACTATTTGATTACCTGTAATTGTTCCTGTAAATTTAATTACGGCATTTCTAGCATTAGATAAAGTTGCATCAGTCATAGCAAGAGCAGTTGTTTGAGCTCCTCCTGCAATAGATACTTCTTGGTATCCAGCAATTGCTTGCTGAACTAAATTTAAATTTGTATTAGTTTTATCGCCCCAAGTCCCAGAGTTTTCTCCTGAGACCATTAACTCTAAACCTAATTCTGAATAACTTGATGGCATAATATTATTATATCCTCCTTACGCTGCTTTATCAACCTCTGTCCACACATTGGTAACGCCAGGATTTATTTGAGACCAAGCTGTAATGTTTACAGATCCTGTTGAAACAGTAGCTGATACTCCTGTAGTTTCTGCGCTCGCATCATCCGCGGTTGCTTGACCAATTGCAGTGGTTAATTCTATGCCTGATACAGTATATGTTGAATTATGGTCTACATCACCTACTGCTGTTGTTAATTGAATTCCTGTTACAGAAACATTTCCTGTACCTGTTAACGTTACATCTCCTGCGACAGCTGTTAAATTTATTCCAGTTACCGAAACATCAGCGTCAGCATCTGTATCTTCGTTTCCAATAAATGTTGTTAAAGAAGTTCCTGTAACATCGATTAAAGAATTAGCATCTAACACAGCTGTTCCTGCAGTGCTTGTTAAATTAATTCCTGTGACTGATACTTCAGTTAAAGGGAAAGCCTCAACTTGACCTGCAGATGAATTTAAATTTATTCCAGTTGCAGGAACATTCGCATTACCAGTTGGAACTTCATTACCTGTTACAATACTTAAAGATGTTCCTGTTACTGTAATATCTGCACCTCCTGTTGCAATAACATTAACAGGTGAGATTGTGCTTGGACTTTCAGAAGCAAAAGGTGCTTCAGCGAACGCTGTTAAAGTGTCTTCATAAGATGTAATGTCTGTAACAGTTAAATTTCCAGCTGAAGTTACTTCAACAGTTATATCAGTAAATGCTTCTTCGTTACCTGATGCAGAATTTAAATTAATTCCTGTAACAGGAACTACTACAAGAGAAAAAGCATTTGTTTGTCCTACGGAAGATGTTAAATTTATTCCAGATACAGAAACGTTTGCATCTGCTTGTATATTTGAATTTCCTTGTTGAGAAGTTAAAACTATTCCACTTGGATAAGCGATTACATCTGATGCTTCTGCACCAAAAGGTGTTTCTGAATATGCACTAACTCCTAGAGCCATAAATTAGGCTCCTTTTTTAAGTTCTTCTATTTCTTTTTTGAGTTCTTTTACAGATTCAATTAATACTGCACAAAGTCTTTCATATCGAACTGCTTTAGATCCATCTTCTCTTGTTGCTACAAGTTCAGGTAAAACTGCTTCTACATCTTGTGCAATTACCCCAACTTCTTTTTCATCAACTAAATGTTTATTTTTTTCTAAAGCTTCTTTTGTCCAGTTGTAGTAAACACCATTTAATTTAGAAACTTTGTCTAAAGAATTATCAATGTTTACAATATTTTGTTTTAAATTTTTATCAGATGTATAAAATGCAGTAATATCTCCTGTTGCTGTAATAGCACCAGTTACTGCTAAAGTAGATCCATCAAATGTCATGTTTGCTTCTGCATTCATGCCATCAGTACCAGTTGCAGTAACAACTCTATTGTTAGAGCCATTAGTCATGAAGTCTGACACATCCACAGAAATTGAATCTGCAGCTACATCAATACCAGTTCCTGCACCAACTGCTAATGATCCAGAAGTTGTAACAGATCCTGTAAGACCATTACCTCCTGATACAGAAGTAACTGTACCTGTGTTTGTAGTAAATCCACTATCGTTATTAAAACCTGATATATTAATATTTGCTTTTGTTAATTTTTTCTCAGCACCAACAGAATCTACAACAACAAAGAAATCTCCATCGCCATCTGCTGTAGAAGTTGTTAATAAGTTTAAATCTATTCTAGCAATAGGAACCGTTCCACTTGCTAAATCGGATGCGTCTAAATTTGTTAAATTAGCACCACTGATTGCAGGTAATGTCGCTGGAAATCTTGCGTCAGGTACTGTGCCTGAAGTTAATTGAGTTGCATTTAATGCTGTTAAATTAGCACCACTTGCCGCAGGAAGTGTTGCTGGAAATCTAGCATCAGGAACAGTTCCTGAAGATAAATTAGAAGCATTTAAAGAAGATCCATCAATGAATCCACTGTCATTATTAAATCCTGAAATAGCTATATTTCCTTTTGTTAATTTCTTTTGAGCACCAACTGAATCTACAACAGCAAAGAAATCACCATCAGCATCAGCTACTGAAGTTGTAAGTTCATTTAAATCTACTGCTAAAGTTGGAGTAGAGCCTTCACCAGAAGCTGCTCCTGTAATACCTTCTCCTGCAGTAATTGAAGCTACATAGTCTCCAGTTGTATCTGTTGTTAAAGTTACTGTGTTTAATTGTGCGATTGAACCTAATCCTAATGTCGTTCTTTGTGCTGCAGCATCCGCATCATCTAGTAATGCTTTACCAGCAGTTGTTAAATCATAAGTTCCTGCAGTACCAGAACCTGTAAATTGAATTCCTTTATCTGCTGCTGAAGTTAATCCTCCAATTGCAGCAAGGTCGGCATCTAGTCTTGCATTATCTACAGTTCCAGTTGCTAAGTTAGATGCATTTAAATTTGTTAAATTAGATCCATTGTTTGCAACAATGTTTCCGCTTGAATCAAGGATAACGGCTTTGGATGCTGGTAATGTACAAAATACATTTTTAGTTCCTGCAGAAAAGTCTACTGCAGCATCACTGTTTGATGATGATAAAATTGTGTCTCTTGATAAAGTTCCTGCACCAACAGTTCCTAGTCCTACTTCAAATTCACCATTAGAATTTACAATTGAATAATACGTTGTGTTAGTATTTCCAATTGCAGATGAAAAAGTTTCAAATCCAGATACTGCTCCCGCAAGTGTAAGGGTTCCAGTACCAGTAGTGGTAGAGGTTTCTTTTACTCTATCATTTACAACCAAAGCCATTTTAACTCCTTTTTAGTTTACGATATTCTCAAAATTGCAGCAGAAGTAGTAAATGCAGGAAATTGAATAGTGAAAGTCCCTGACGTTGCAGTTTTATCACCACCAAAATCCAAAACAGCTACTGCTGTATCTGAGTTAGATGTATTATAAATTAGTGCTCCTTTTGCAGTTAATGTCACTCCTGTGAATGATCTGTCAGCAAAGTCGACGATCGCAACACCTGATGCTACAGATGTTTGTTGAGATCCTACTGCTAGTTTTCCTCCACCTGCTGCGTATTGCCCAGATGCTCCGACTTCATTATCAGTTGTGTATGAAGTTGTTGATGCACCTAAAACTGCAGATGAAGAATATAAAGCTAATTTAAATACACTACCTGTTGTTTGTGTAAAGTTGTGTTTACCTTCTAAGAGTTCTTTCTTGAAAGAATTCGCTATTGCATTTGTTGTTATTGCCATTATGTTTACTCCTTGTTAATTTTATTACGGACTTGGTGAATCCAACGGTATTCGAGTCACCCCATCACTATAATCATCTCTTCTTCTATATCCTTTTTGTAAGATACTAAAAGTTTTCAATTCCTCAGTATAACGTGTTTTATACGTGTTGTACATATCCTGCGGGCCTTTTAAGAACCCAAAAGCTTCCGTCATAACCCCATAGAATAGTAAATTCTCAGCATAAGTTGATAAATACGTTGTAGTATTTGTAGCTGATAAATGTTGAGGTGTTTTAATATAATTAATCTGACAAGTAAAAGCAGCACTTGGTGCTGGAGCCACTAATATATAAGTTGGGTCTTCATCCCAATAACCATAGTATTTAGGGACACCCGTTACAATTGGACTAGTATTTGGAGAATATTCTGAAATAAAAGTTTGGTCTCTTTTCTCAAGATATATTCTAGGAGTCCCTGATTGAGTAGAATCAAATACTTGAACTGCTCTTAAATATAATAAATCACCTGGTAAAACTAAATATCTATTTCCTGAAGTAAACGTAGATGTAGAATATTTACGGTCTACATCCATTCCATCGACAGCTCTAGATATTGTTAATTCTACATCGGTAATAAATCCTTCAATAATAGAATCAGTTAACACCGTTGAATTAACTTCTGTATAATCTCTAACTTTAGTCAATAATTGAGAAAACGTAATTGCCATTATGATATCTCCACAGTTACATGCGCTAAGTACATTGCCATAGCTGGTTTAATATTTTCGGTAGGTCTCATACCATTAGCTGCAAAGGCTAAATCACTTTGGCCATATTCTGGATAAGCTGTTACTACCATGTTACCTCCACCTATTTGATTAGATGGAAAGTTTTGTGGTCGAGCGTCGATCAACCCTTGAGGATCAGCGCCATACACTTTAATTTCTAACTGCGGATGCTTAGGCTCGTACTCCGAAATATGGACGATGGATCCATT